TTTTTCAAACGTCAATGCAGCTCCTGTGGGATATCATGAACTGATGAAATCAGTGGTCAAAGAATACCAATATATCTATACAGGTCAGAATGTTGATATTCTTAGATTTGATATTGATATTAATAACTTGTTTTTCACAGGGGCTAATCCTGCAGCGGAAAACAAGTCATCAAAGACTGGTAACCAAGATCAAACATCCGCAGAAACTTTAAATCCCACTACCGGAACAGGTCAAGGAAATGCACCTGCTTCTCAGGCAGCACAATTAGGCAGAGCTAGGCCAAAAAGAGATCCAAGACTGTTGAAAGGTTATAAAGGCGGGTCAGGAACCAAATCAGTGGAACAGAATGTGGCAGAAACCATGCAACAGGCGTTTCTAAGTGGTAACAGTGCCGATCTCATCTCTGTAAATTTAGAAATAATGGGAGATCCTTATTGGCTGGTGGACAGCGGAATCGCCAATTATTTTGCAGACGCTCCATCTCCTATCAGTCAAATTACCAACGATGGCACAATGAACTATGAGAGTGGTAATGTCTATATCTATCTAACATTCAAGACACCTCTTGACATTAACGAAACAAGAGGACTATATAAATTTTCAGACGACGGCAAAGAGAGTCCCTTCGGCGGTATATACAGAGTAGTGGCTTGTGAAAATACTTTTTCAGACGGGCAATGGAAGCAAAAACTTAAATGTCTAAGAATGCCAGGTCCTCAAGGACCGGAAATCACAGAAGAAGATGAGACAGGAACAGTAACTCCGGTAAATGCACAGGCCATTGATGTAACCGAACAAGAATCTCCAAAAACCAGCCCCATAGGTGATACAGCATCAGCTACTCCAGTGGTGAACAATAACTCAACAACTAATGCAAACAACGGCACACAAACAACTAGAACCACCAGCAATCAAGCACCGACTAGGACAGGTTTTAGGTATTACAGAGATCTAGGACAAGGATAATAAATGGCAGAATTAGGAAGACCATCAGCAGAAGGTGAAGGAAAATCAGGAGGTCTTACGCAAGGTATATACCTTGCTAGAGTAATCAGCCACCTTGATCCAACTTTTATGGGATCTTTAGAAGTCACGCTGTTAAAAGATCAGGCTAATGATCCTGGCGATGACAGTCAGTTACATATAGTGAAATATGCCCCACCTTTCTTCGGTTATACTGGATTTGAATACATGGGCAATAATGATGGCACTAAATCTACTATCGAAGGATTTAATGATACACAAAAAAGTTATGGTATGTGGTTTGTTCCGCCAGATGTCGGAGTCAACGTATTAGTGCTATTTGTGGACGGCGATCCTAGTCAAGGTTATTGGTTTGCCTGTGTTCCTGGTCGCAACATCAATAATATGGTTCCAGCCATAGCAGGATCTCGGACCAATTCTTTAGATGCCACCGACAAAACTAGATATGGGAACACTAAACTACCGTTGCCGGTAGCAGAAGTTAACAAACGTATTATTGGCAAAAAATCCGAAGTAGATCCAGAAAAGTTTCCTAGAGTAGTACATCCTATAGCTGATAGATTTCTAGAACAAGGTCTGCTTGAAGATGATGTTAGAGGGACATCATCTTCATCACCAAGAAGAGAATTGCCTGGTATGGTATTTGGCATATCAACTCCCGGACCAGTGGACCGTAGAACTAATGCTAAAAAAGCAGTGATAGGAAAAAAAGACAGTAAGTCTGCTCCGCTGCCTGTGAGTAGGCTGGGCGGCACACAGTTGGTCATGGATGATGGTGATGATAGATATCACAGAGAAAAAACAGCTGCAGAAGGTCCAGTGAAATATGTTGATCTGTTAGATCCAGCAGTTCAAAAAAGAAATTTACAAGGCGAGCCAACAGTTCCTTACAATGAATATTTTAGAGTACGAACAAGAACTGGGCATCAAATACTGTTACATAACAGCGAGGATTTGATCTACATAGGCAACGCCAGAGGCACTGCTTGGATTGAAATGACCAGCAATGGTAAGATAGACATCTATGCTCAAGACAGCGTCAGCATACATACTGGTACTGACCTCAACATACGTGCCGACAGAGACATTAATTTTGAAGCAGGCCGTAACATGAATTTTCGAACAGAGTCTGGCAAATGGCATGCAGAGATTGCCACTGACATGGAGTTCTTGATTAACGATGATGCCAAACTCACCGTGGGAGCTAACTGCGATATTCTAGTAGGAACCAAACTAAAGATCTCATCGAATAATGACATGGACATTGCTACCAACACAGAACTCAAAGTTTCTGCAACCGGCGATATCAGTGTAGGTTCTACATCAGAGCTGAAAATGAATGGCACAAAAATCAATCTCAACGGACCTAATAATGCTGAAACTGCAGCTTCTGCAGACTTTGTGAGACCGTATGATCTCAGAGATAACATAGCTACAAGTACCGCAGCAGGATGGGACAAGCGATATCAATCAGGCATTGTAAAGAGCTTAATGAAACGAATTCCTATGCATGAACCTTGGCCTCTGCACGAGCATCTAGCCCCTGCACAACTAACTCCTGATAACACAGATAGGGACGTATAATCATGGCAAATCAATTATATAATCAAAAGGCCGTGGCTAACACCACTGCAGTTACAACGGAAAGTCAAGGCGTATTTTTGTACAAAGGTTTCAGCAGTCAACAGAGTTCAAAAAATTACAGGCTCTATGACATTGACCTTGTAAAACAAGACTTAATTAACCATTTTTACATTCGCAAAGGTGAGAAATTAGAGAATCCAGACTTTGGTACAGTGATCTGGGACATGCTGTTTGAAAATTTCACAGAAGACGTCAAGCAGATTATTGCCAAAGACGTAGAAGCCATAATAAATTATGATCCAAGAATCTCAGTGAACTCAATCATAGTGGACAGCACAGATCTAGGCATTCGCATACAAGCCGATATTGTGTATATTCCATTTAATGTAAATGAAAGAATGACTTTTGATTTTGACAAAGCCAACAATATGATAATATGACCAGTTTATTTTATAACATAAATATTGGCATAGGGACCTGAAATGACCACTACCAGCAGACAAAATAATCTAATTCTAAACCAAGACTGGACTAGAATCTATCAGACATTTAGAAATGCCGACTTCAAAAGCTACGACTTTGAAAATCTGCGCAGGGTCATTATCACATATCTTCGGGAAAATTATCCCGAAGATTTCAACGACTACATTGAATCATCAGAATATCTAGCTTTGATAGATGCAGTGGCATTTCTAGGACAAAGCCTAGCATTCCGCATAGACCTCGCCAGCAGAGAAAATTTTATCGAACTGGCCGAAACCAAAGAAAGCGTGTTGCGTATAGCTCGCATGTTGAGCTACAATGCCAAGAGAAATCAAGCTGCTTCGGGCCTATTGAAATTTACCAGTGTGGCCACCACCGAGGACATCATTGACAGCAATGGTCGAAATCTCGCACAACAAATTGTAAGTTGGAATGATCCAACCAACACCAATTGGCTTGAGCAATTCATTCTGGTGTTAAATTCTGCCATGGCAGATAACACAGAATTTGGTCGCAGCCAAGGATCAGCTACTATACAAGGCATACCCACAGAACAGTATAGATTTAGAACAACCAGCACAGATGTGCCCATCTACAGTTTCAGTAAAACTGTGGCAGCCAGAGGCATGTTGTTTGAATTAGTTTCTACAGCATTTAAAAACAGCGAAAACATCTATGAAGAACCTCCGGTTCCCGGCAACCAACTGGGATTTGTTTATAGAAATGACGGCACAGGTCCCGGTAGTCCTAATACAGGATTTTTCCTATTGTTTAAACAAGGCACGTTGGCATTGGCTGATTTTGGCATTGGAGTTCCGACACCTAACGAAAAAATCGCTATCGATGCTGCTGATATTAATAATGACGATGTATGGCTGTTTTCATTAAACAGCGCAGGTGCACAATTAGAAGAGTGGGTTAAGGTATCTACATTAGTAGGCAATAATATAGCCTATAATAGCATAGAACAAGATATCAGAAACATATATGCAGTTAATACCAAAGAAAATGATACAGTGGATCTTGTGTTTGCTGATGGGGTTTACGGTAATTTACCACAAGGACCTTTCAGAGTATTTTATAGAACCAGCAATGGACTGTCATATACCATCAGCCCCAATGAACTCAGGGGTATCAATATCGGTATCAGTTATTTCAATAAATCAGGGGTAGAACACACGCTGACAGTGGGACTGGCTTTACAATCCACAGTGGCTAACTCAGCAGCCACAGAAGATATAGATTCAGTGAGAACCAATGCTCCTGCAGTCTACTACACACAGAACCGCATGATCACTGCTGAAGACTATAATCTTGCACCATTGAGCAGCAGTCAGAACATAGTGAAAATAAAATCAATTAATAGAACATCCAGCGGCATCAGTAGAAATTTTGATATCATAGATGCCAGCGGAAAATATTCCAGCATCAATGTTTTCTGCGACGACGGATACATCTACAAACAAGAAAGTGAAGAAACACTGGGATTTAGATTTGACAGCAGGATTGATGTCATTAATTTTATCCGACAAAGCATAGAATCAAAATTCACAGACCCCGATGTGTATAATTTTTACTTTACAAAATTTGATCGGATTCTTTTTACTGATATCAACACAGTATGGCAGAGTGTGACCACAGCAACTCCCACAGGTTATTTTAAGAATGTGGTTGACAACTCTTTGCTTAAAGTAGGAATATATAGCACCTCTAGTTTGAAATATCTTCTCAGCGGAGCATTAATTAAATTTACAGCACCTGCTGGACAAGCGTTTAAAAAAGGTAAATTAGTAACTATTAATTCTCAAGATCCTGAACAGAGTGATAGACTTTGGACCAAGGTGGTGTCTGTAGTAGGTGACGGTACTAATGCAGGCAGAGGTGTGCTGACCAGCGGACTAGGGGCAGTGACATTTAGTGATGTAGTGCCTACTGGTGCTGTGGCTAACCGCATAGTGCCTCGATTTGTCAATGATCTAGACACTGCACTAGAAACCGAGATAGTGAATCAATGTGCTCAGAATTTAAATTTCGGTATAAGATATGAATCAGTATCATCTACTTGGAAAATTATCACGGCTTCAAATGTTAATTTAGTCAGCGATTTTAGCCTAGGTAAATCAGGGGATATATCTAATTCTAATGCAGATAGTTCATGGTTAGTGGCATTTGTTAAGGAAGCAGATAGATACAACGTAAGGATCAGACGTCTAAGTTATGTGTTTGGCAGTGTAACACAGAATCGCTTTTATTTTGACACCAACGAAAAACGTTACAACGACCAGTTAGGTTCAGTAGTCAAGGATCAAGTTAAAGTTCTTGGGATTAATACCGACAGTGGATTCATTTCAGAATTACGGCAAGATATTGCCTTTGTTATCAGTGATACAATTAAATTCGACGACGGGTATGAAAGCACAACTGAAATAACATTAAGTTTTCAAGACAGTGACGACGATGGAGTTATAGATAATCCAGATTCATTTGAACAGATAGTTGGTGCTGACACAGCACTAAATTATCTATTCTTTAAAGAAACTGTGGATCAGTATGGTACCACAATTTATCAGTTGGTGGACAATTCAGACGATTTGATATTGATCAGAGAAAAAGAATCAATAGTTGATTTTACAGATACCGTAACATATCCTGACGGTCAATTGATTTATTTTTACACTATCGACGAAGATGCAGTAAAAGCAGTGAATCGAACCACAAACACATTTGATCTCGATAGATCCTACAGAGCTAATGTTGGCCGTAGAAATCTTAAATTTCAGTACATTCATAATGCCAGTGTGAATCGCAGAATAGATCCAAGTTCTAGTAACATTATTGATATATTTTTATTGACCAGATCCTACGATGAATCATATAGGATTTATCTTGCAGGCGGTACTGCAACTGCACCAGAACCTCCCAGCACAGACAGCCTAAGAACCACATTTGGTACTAGTTTATCAGCCATCAAATCCATCAGTGATGAGATCATTTATCACACAGTGAAATACAAAGTGCTGTTTGGTTCAAAAGCAGATCCCAAACTACAGGCCACATTTAAAGTGGTTAAAAATCCTGGGCAAGCTATCAATGACAACGATTTAAAAGTTCGGGTTATCGCTGCGATAAATGCGTTCTTTGACATCAGTAACTGGGATTTTGGAGATAGGTTCTATATGGGCGAACTTACCACTTATATTTTAAATTCCACTGCACCAGATATCAGTAATATAGTTATATGCCCTAAACAAAGCAGTCAATCATTCGGAAGCCTGTTTGAGATTCAGAGCAGATCAGATGAAATCTTAATCAGCGGAGCCACAGTCGCAGATGTTGAAATAGTCACGGCTATCACAGCAGCTGAAATCGGTTCTGCTATATCCAGTGTGGTATCCTCTACCTATTAATTATGTCAGATAAATTTTTTCCTTTCAGTAAGCTACCTATAAGAAAATCAGTAGAACTTCTGCCTAAAGTTTTTCAGACTGAGGCCAACGACAAGTTTCTTGCAGGAGTTGTAGATCCGCTGGTTCAACCAGGATTATTAGATAAGGTCACAGGATATATTGGTCGTAGATTCGGTAAAACCTACAACGGCAATGATCTATACCTAGACACAGATGCCACGCTGAGAAGTGCATATCAATTAGAACCAGGTGTGATATATCGAAACCATAACAAGATTGAAAATTTTTATGATTACATCGATTTTAAAAATCAACTGAAATTCTTTGGCAACACAGATGAACGTGATGACAAAATCACTAGCCAAGAACACTATACCTGGAATCCGCCCATCGCCTGGGACAAATTTGTTAATTACCGAGAATATTATTGGGTGCCTAATGGCCCACCTAGTGTGCCGGTGTACGGACAAAGCGCCACAGTTAGCAGCACATATAAAGTGGTGTTGAGTACAACTGCAAATAGTTTTGTGTTTACTCCTGATGCATATACTAATAATCCAACGCTAACATTGTATAGAGGACAGATCTACAAATTTAAAGTTAATGCGCCCGGTGAAGGATTCAGTATCCGCACAAATTACGATACAGGAAGTTTGATATTTAAACCCAGTTATGGCTACAGTGCAGGAGACCTTGCAGTATCGGATTCTAAATTGTATAGAGCACGTCGTGATATAAATCCTTTAGATGGTAGTTCTATTACCTTAGACAGTGAAGATTGGGAATATCTCGAACCAGCCGCATCCGGCGCAGCACTAGAATACAAAAAAGGTGTAATCAACAACGGCATCGAAAATGGCACGGTAACTTTCACGGTGCCTTATGATGCTCCTGACACATTGTATTACCAGGGATTGATCACTCCCGATGCTTTTGGTAGATTTATTATAGCTGATATTGAATCCAACACCTATCTAAATGTAGATAAAGATATCGTTGGCAAGAGTGAATATGTCAGCAGCAACGGCATTACATTTACCAACGGAATGATTGTTGAATTCCAGGGCACTGTTATCCCAGAGAAATACTCTTCAGAAACATGGTTAGTTGAGGGAGTTGGAAAAGCAATAACATTGACAAAATTTTCTGATCTCATAGTGCCCGTGCTGACTGCCACTGTGCCTGAAGTGCTGTTTGACAACGCAGGATTCGACACAGAACCTTTCGATGATGCTACAGCCTATCCCACTTTCAAAGACTATGTGACTATAGCCAGAGACAGCACGGACTCCAATCCTTGGTCACGATACAATCGTTGGTTCCATCGAACTGTATTAGAAACTGCTTTTAATTTGCGTGGCGAAAATTTTCCTGCTGAAGAAGCCACTAGAGCCAAGCGTCCTATTATAGAATTTTCAGCAAATCTACAGCTATTCAATCACGGTGCAGTGGCCAAGCAGACTGTAGATTATCTCGACGATTACACAACTGATATACTATCTCGTATCGAAGGCAGCACAGGGTATAACGTTGATGGAGAATTCTTATTTGAAGGTGCTAGAATATTAGCCACAGCCGACACTGATAGATTAACCAACAACAAAATATACAAAGTAACGTTTATTAGGCACATCAACACCACTCAGATACATCTTGTTGAAACTGAAGACAGTGACAGTGTATTGGGGCAAGGAGTGTTGGTGCGCAGAGGTAATAAGAATGGTGGCCGTATGTTCCACTACAACGGCACAGATTGGGTTCCAAGCCAAACAAAAACCACAGTAAATCAAGCGCCGTTGTTTGATGCATTTGATTCAGCAGGTGTTAGTTTTGGAGACATTGAAAAATACAACACCAGTACGTTTGCTGGTACAAAAATTATTAGTTACAAACCGGGATCCGGCAGAGTAGATCCTGAATTAGGATTCAGTCTCAGCTATTTGAATATTGACAACGTTGGTGACATAGAATTTAATTTTGACTGGGACTTAGATGTTGCTGAGTACACAGAAATACGCATACCTAAAAGTGTAAAAATATCTACTGGTTATTACATGTTTAACCCAGACGGAGTCTATGACAATGGCTGGTTACCAGCAGGTGCAGAATACATGCAACCCATCATCGACAGTCAATTGGTTACCAGTGATACTAACACGCTGATATTTAATACCATAGAATGGTCGATGTTATCTACCGATCCGATAATAAATGTTTACATTAATGGCGTAAAATATACAGAATCCTATACCAGAACACAGAACACATTTGTATTTCCTTACACACTGTCGGCCAAAGACACTGTGGTATTGAAAATTATTACAGATCTTGATCCTGATCAAGGCTATTACGAAATACCTGTGGGATTGGAAAAAAATCCGTTAAATGCACAGCTGACATCATTCACATTAGGACAAGCAGTAGACCATGTTGTTTCAGCGGTAGAATTTGATTCCGCACTCATTGGCATTATTCCAGGAGTCAGTAATCTGCGAGATATTTCTGGATACGAAAAACACGCCAAGCGATTCCTTAAACATTCAGGAATCGCACCACTGGCTATAATGACTCTGTGTGATAAGACTCACAACGTGATTAAATCAATACAGTATGCTAAAAAAGCCTATACAGACTTCAAAAATAATTTTTCTGTTAAAGCATTAGAAATTGCTTATAATGACAGTGTTCCGGATTTTGTCGACGATGTTATTACTGGCCTAGCAAAAAACAAAACAGCAGTAAGTCCATTTGCAGACAGTGACATGTTGGGAGCTGGTGCCTATACAGCCATCACCTATACAGTAGAAGATGTAGAAATAAAAACATTTGCATTAAGTGAAAAATTTGATCTTAACACTCTCAGCAAACGTGCAGTTTATGTTTATCTCAACAACAGTCAATTGCTAAATGCCAGAGACTATGTATTCAATTCGACCTTCGGATTTGTACAGCTCACAGTGACTCTTGAAGAAAATGATGTTGTAGAAATACGTGAATATATTTCCACAGCCACTAGTCATGTTCCGCCAACTCCTACCAGCATGGGACTGTATAAAAAATACACTCCTCGAAAATTCGTAGACGATACCTATCAGGAACCTCGTGAAGTTATACAGGGACACGATGGCAGTATCACAGCTGCCTATGGTGATTTCAGAGATGATTTATTATTAGAACTTGAATATCGTATCTACAATAACATCAAACAGGAATACGATCCTGAGATCTTTGATATTGATGCTATTCTAGGCGGATATTATGATGTTGGTCTTTATACCAAGAAACAGTTAGATGATATTGTTAATCAAGAATTTTTAAAATGGATACAGAATACCAATATCAATTATACCTTAAACACGTATTTTGATAGTGAGAATAGTTTCACCTATACCTATTCTAGAATGTCAGATCCAACCAAGACACAGTCTTTGCCCGGGTATTGGAGAGGAGTCTATCAATGGTTCTATGACACAGATCGACCACACCGTTGTCCGTGGGAGATGCTGGGATTTTCACAAGAACCTGATTGGTGGCAAACACAGTATGGTGCTGCCCCATACACACGCAACAATCTATTGCTCTGGGAAGATCTAGAGAATGGTCATATTAGGCAAGGAACCAGAGCCGGCCGTCACGATAGATACAAACGTCCAGGGTTGTTGAATCATATTCCTACAGATGGCGATGGAGTGTTGTTGAGTCCATTGGACAGCGGCCTAGCACAGAATTTTTCACTGATTAATAATCAAGGTCCGTTTGTGCTGGGTGATATCAGTCCAGTGGAATATGCTTGGAGATCTAGTTCAGAATGGCCGTTCGCAGTCGTAATGGCCATGTGTCTGATGAAACCTTTTGAATTCATCACAGATAATTTTGATCGCTCTAGGACCACTACCAACATAATAGATCAGACAGTGAATAGCACGACTTCCTTATTCAGCACCTTGGGCGACATTGCTCCAACTGCATTATCAGATCCACACATTGGCTTATTGAAATATATAGTGGCCTACATAAAATCCAGAGGTATTCCTCAAGACAGTATATTAGAAAAAATAAACAGACTTGATGTTGCCTTGAGTTTTAGGATGAGTGGGTTTGTAGATCAACAACAGCAGAAATTCTTACTGGATTCAAAAAGCCCCTCAGCTACTACCAGCAGTATATATGTGCCTGCAGAAAATTATGATATCATTTTTAATGTAGGTGCTCCAGTGGCCACAGTGGCTATCAGCGGAGTTATATTTGAAAAAACACAAGGCGGATGGATAGCCACAGGCTATGACGACATACATCCTTATTTTGAATATCATCAAGCATTGGTCAGCCAGCGAGATCCATTGATATCTGTTGGAGGAGTTAGTGAAACATTTCTAGACTGGACCACAGATAAAAATTACAACAATGGTACATTGGTACGATATTTCAATGATTTTTATAGAGCACTACGCACACACAACAGTGGTGGTGCCTTTGATCGCACAGCATGGCAAAAACTCAGCACAATTCCTAAAGTAGGTGCAGTAGAAGCACTTCGCCGACGCACATTTAACACACTGTCAGTAAAACGTATCAGTTACGGCACACTGTTCACCACCGTACAACAGGTAGTTGATTTTCTACTAGGTTACGAAAGCTATCTAAAAAGTCTTGGATTTAAATTTGATAGATACGATCCGGAGAATCAAGTCAGCCAGGATTGGCTCAGCAGTGCTAAAGAATTCATGTTCTGGACTAAACATAACTGGGAACAAGGATCGTTAATTGCAATAAGTCCTGTTGCACAAAAGGTAGATGTTATGGTGCCCGTGGGCGTAGCTGATAATATATTGGATGGATTCTATGACTATCAGGTATTAAAAGGTGATGGCAAACCTCTAGAACCAAGATTTATAAATGTCAATCGCAGTTTTCAAAACATCACAATAGAAACGGCTAATACTACCGATGGTATATTTTTCTTGAAATTAAATTATGTTCTCAAAGAACATGTCACAGTATTTAATGATCGCACAGTGTTCAACGACATCATCTATGATAAAACTACAGGATATCGACAGGGTCGTATTAAAGCACAGGGATTCCGCACAGTGGACTGGGATGGTGATTACACTAGTCCAGGATTTCTGTTTGATAACGTTAACATACAGATCTGGCAGTCTTTTACAGATTACAAATTAGGTGATATAGTTTCATATAAAAGTTATAATTGGACCAGTCTAACAAATCAACTAGGCACAGAAATCTTCAATGACACTTTCTGGACCAAATTAGATTCCACTCCACAAAAACAATTACTACCCAATTTTGATTATAAGATCAAACAGTTCAGCGATTATTTTGAAACATCATCTGAGGGCGTTAATCAAAGTCAGAGAGCACTGGCAAGACACACCATAGGATATCAACAGAGAGATTATTTAAACAACCTAGCTGAAGATCCGGTAAGTCAGTTCCAACTGTATCAAGGATTCATACGTGAAAAAGGATCGGCCAACGCTATAACAAAAATATTTGGCAAACTCAGTCGATCTGGGTCCGACAGTGTAACTCTTAACGAAGAGTGGGCCTTCTTAGTAGGTCGCATGGGGGGCACTGACCAGCTTAGAGAAATAGAAATACAAATAGAAAAAAACAAACTTCAGTTAAATCCTCAGTTATTTCTACTCCAGTCTTCAGAAACTGTCATAGGTACCGATAAAAATTATAGAATCACAGCTAATGATTTTACCATTAGTCCTACCCCTTACACCGCAGAAATCACTCCGATCTCTGAAGATACAGAACCCACATTAACCGCAGGGTATGTTTATGAAGATCAATATGAACATGTGGTAGCTACTCAAGCAGCATTGAACACGTTGAATATCTCCACAGTTAGAGAAAATGATCATATATGGGTTACATTCGATAAAGATTCTTGGACGGTATTGAGAGCTAATCAATCCGAAATGTTATTTGTAATTGCGGTGGAAAGATTTGATGACACCACAGTGACAGTTACCTTTAATCGACCACATGCATTTGAAGTTGAAACCTATGTGGGGTTTAGAAACATAATCAACCTACAGGGATTTTTCAAAATTGTTACAGTGACAAATACCACGATTGGTGTTGGGGTCAGTAGCGACATTGAAGATCCAGAACTAGACGAAAGCACATTGGCCAATCCTACTATACTCACTGATAGTAGATTTGCTGATTATCAGGTTTTAGATCGAGGCGCGTCTGCACTGCTGTACAATAACTCTAGACTGTTCATAGACAACAATGGTGATGATCTATGGGAAGTGATAGAAAAACAAAAACAATATACGGCCAGTGCCATCACAGATTATGCTACAACCAGCCCCGTAAATACGGGTAAGAAAGTGATTTATGACACCGTTAACAAACAGCTGATAGTCAGCATACCCGGTTCTGGTATAGTCACTGTGTATGCTGAAAGTTCTGCAGGACTGGTATTGAAACAGATAGTTTCACCACCTACCGGATTCTTTACAACCGCATTGGGATCTTTTGGTAATTCTATGTCACTGAGCCCAGATGGTAAGGTACTGATTATAGGTGCCGATGAAGCCAGCGGTGTAGCCAGTGCATTCCGCGGTCCGTGGGGAACAGATCAGTTATATCAACCAGATGAAATTGTGATATACGGCGGCCGACTTTACCGAGCCAAAAATGCCAATACAGTGGTAGGCGATGGCAGCAGCGAACTAGCAGTGAACACAGATGATTGGGAATTAGCCACGATCATACCAGCACTTGAATCTGGAGTCAGTACAGGTCTGTATCAGCAGGGAATGATAGCAGTCTATAACTATGCCAACGGTAGATTTTCCAACACCGCTGCTTTAGTCAGCCCGAGACCTGCAGACAACGAAAGATTTGGCAGCGAGATAACTGTATCGGTCAGCGGCAGCACATACTACATGGCTGTATCCGCCACAGGTGCCTACAACAACACAGGCCGCGTATATCTCTTTAAATATTCTGGCACAGCATGGAGCCATCTAGAAAATCCCATGTACAAAGGCGTTTACGATTTCCAAGAATCTTACAAAGCGGGAGAAATCGTATGGCAGGCTGCGCAGGACCCCATAGCAGAGGCTGTGAGGGGAAATCTATGGATGAATCTAGAAGATTCTACCTCAGACGGCAGCACAATTACTATAGAATCTCAAGGTTGGTTAAAGGTCAGTGACATTAGCACCAACTGTTCTCTGCCAACTACATTATCTGTAGAGGATGACGGCAGCACCTTGGAATTCGCTATCACAGGACTGTTAAGTGATACACAGATGGCGGAATTAGTAAAACAAGGTGACAGATTTGGTTCTAGTATGACCATGAATCGAGACGGCAGCATATTGGTCATAGGTGCTCCAGATGCAGACGGACAGTATTTTGTAAATTATCGAGGCCTATGGAGAGGTGATGTGGAATACGTAGAGGGTGAAGTAGTGAGATTCAAAGATCCCACAGCACCCGGAGATTCTTATCAATACTACAGGTTAGGTGATGCGTTTCTAGGAGCAGACTCCACATATAGAAGCTACAACGAAGACCCATCAAACAGCTCCAACTGGCAGGTGGTAGGAGACAGTACTACTCAATCCAGTGGCAAGGTGTGGGTCTATGCTCGTACTGAAGGTGACATTTATGAACTGAAACAAATGATCAATGCAGCATCTATCAGTTCATTCTCAGACGTAGATTCCGGACTAGTGATCAGCACTGGAGATCAGTTTGGATTTGCCATGGACATGGATTTGACTGGAAACTTACTGGTGGTATCTAGTCCTAAATCAGATATCAACTATCAGGACCAAGGCAGCGTGTATGTGTTGGGATTAGATAGTGCCACTACCGAATACAGGGTAAAACAGCGCCTAGAAAGTTTCGAGACATATCCCAATGAGTATTTTGGGTTTGGTGTTTCAGTGAGTCCTGATGCAGCAAAAATTGCCGTAGGTGCAAAGAATGCTTCGAACAACATTCCTATAACATTTGATATTCTGCGGGATACAACATTTGATCTAAGATCAACTAGATTCAGCACTGCGCAAGGTTTCACCGGTGGAGTTTATATATTTGACAAAAAAGATCAAATATTTTTCCTCACTGAAAAACTACAGGAAGTATTTTCTCCTGATGAAGCATTTGGTTCCAGCGTAGATTGTGTGGGACATTATGTGGCAGTGGGATCTCCATACTATAGGGTACCGGTACTGCATGATGTAGGCGGTGTGGCCTTCGAAGGACCGTACATAGGCAATGCTAGATTGTTCAAAAAAGATCCTGCACGAAGTTCTTGGAACATCCTCAGCACACAAAAGCCTGTGATAGATATAAGAAAAATCAGAAGCATAGAATTATATGACAATGTACAGAACGTTAAAATACAAGATCTCGATTACATAGACGCTGCGAAAGGGAAAATACTAAACACAGCAGAACAAGAAATTAAATTCAAGACACCGTATGATCCAGCGGTTTATACCATAGGCAATGATCAAGTAATTACAGATCCTGCCATCGCCTGGTATGAATCTAATGTTGGTAGATTATGGTGGAACACATCTGCCGTAAAATGGATCTATGCAGAACAGGGCGATGCTGCTTTTAGAACAGGTACTTGGAACCAACAGGTCGAGGGCAGCGAAATTGCAGTGTACGAATGGGTACAGAGTGTGCTGTTGCCTAATGAGTGGGCAGCAGTGGCCGACACCAACGAAGGCTTATCATTAGGTATCAGCGGCCAACCTTTATATCCTAATAACGATGCATACAGTCTAAAACAAACTTTTAACTCTACCACCGGACAGGTACAAGAAACAGTTTATTTTTATTGGGTAGAAAACAAGACTGTGGTGCCTGCAAATCTGCCAGGTAGAACACGATCGGCAGCAGAAGTAGCTAACATCATTGCCAATCCTGTAGGTACGGGCACTGCATTTATGGCGTTGATAGCAGCTGATAAGTTTGTTTTATACAATGTAAAATCAATGATGTCGTCGGACACTGCATTGATTAACATTAAGTATAGAAATGATCTAGAATCTCAAAGACCAATACACAGTGAATATCAATTATTAACAGAATCTGTTGCTGACAGCGTTCCAACAGCACAGCTGGAAAATAAATGGATTGACAGCTTGATAGGCACTGACATTCAAGGCAATAGAGTACCTGATACAAAATTATCTGCTAAACAAAAATACGGTATAAGTTTTAGACCGCGCCAAAGTATATTTGTTGATAGAATTATGGCATTAAAATTAGCCATAACAAATATCAACACGGTATTAACTACTCAACCGTTCGCTGATCTTATAGATTTTACAAATTTAAATTCTAAAGATACTGTACCGGCAGAAATATTAAATCTATACGACGTCATAGTGGACACAGAGATTGATCTTCGGACAGTAGGTACAGTAAGAACCAAACAGGCTGTGCTTAGAGCTAATCTAGTAGATGGTGAACTTGATACGGTTGACATCGTTGAACCGGGATTTGGATATAAACCTAAAGTGGCAATATTAGGTACGATTCCTCAACTATATGAGGGACCTTCGATAACCATTAACGGAGATGGAATCAACGCCTCCGCGGTGTGTAGGATTGACGGTCAAGGAAGGGTGGTCACTGCTACAGTGTTAAGCAGAGGTAAACGATATCGAACCTTGTCGATCACTATACGAAATTTTTCAGTTTTAGTTAAAAATGATTCTACCATAGATAATTTTTGGAGTATCTATGCCTGGGATGATGTTCGAAAGGTATTTTTCCGCAGCCAATCCCAGGCCTATGATACTACCAAATATTGGAACACAGTGGATTGGTATCTTACCGGATACGATCAAAATTCTCAGGTAAATCTAGGAATTGTAAGTGTATTTCAAGAATCACAATATCAAATTTCGTTAGGCACACTGATAAGAGTCAAAGAATATGGTGCCGGCGGGTGGGCGATATTTGAAAAAATAAACGATACCGGTGCAACTTTTTCAGATAGATTCAAATTAGTAGCTAGAGAAAACGGAACGATTCAATTGAAATCTTCATTGTATGATACTACCGTGACAGGCATAGGATTTGATAACACACAGAGTTTTGATAATACCACCTATGATATTTCAAATTCAACAGAATTAAGAAACATTTTGCAAGCCGTAAAACAAGATATTTTTATTGCTGACTATACCATAGAATGGAACAAACTGTTTTTCTCTAGCATACGATACGCCTTATCTGAACAACAGTATGTTGACTGGGTTTTCAAAACCAGTTTCTTAAATGCCACACACTCTGTAGGCAGTTTTGAACAAAAAATAAATTACAAAAATGATAATCTAGAAAGTTATCAACAATACATAGATGAGGTTAAACCTTTTAGAACCACGGTAAGAGAGTATGTGAGTCGGTATAGCACTCCGGAACCCTATCAATCAGCTGTCGCAGATTTTGATCTTGCTCCCAACTATTCAGTTACAGACGGTAAAGTAGTTCCTATAACGTTTGAACGTAACGAATTAACACAGTATCCTTGGAAATGGTGGACGGATAACAACGGATATGTAGTTACTGATATTCTGTTGTATGATTATGGCACCACTTATACCGCAGTTCCTAGAGTGGTCATAGAAGGCAACGGCTCAGGAGCCACGGCTCAGGCCTACATATCCAACGGCAAAGTATCCGGTATTAGAATATTGACCGCCGGTAGTGGATATACACAACGACCCACGGTTACTTTAGTTGGAGGAAATTCTAACGATGGCATACAGGCCAAAGCTACAGCAGTGTTAGGTGACACCAAAGTTAGAACTTTTGATCTTACAGTGAAATTTGATCGTGTGAGTAAAACCGGTGACTATCAATCATATACACAGAATCAAACATTTACAGCCACAGGAACTACAGCGGTGTTTGAACTGGGATATGCTCCTACTAGAGACAAAACTAAAATTACTATATTAAAAAATAATCAACTAGTATTAATTAGTGAATACACTCTTAATCTCTACTATTCATTTGCTGATAGTTACTCGTTGCTGAGAGGAAAAATCATATTCAATACTGCACCGTTGGTAGGTGACATTATTACAATTAGTTATGAAAAAAATATCGAATTATTATCTGCAGTAAACAGAATTGATAGGTTTTATAATCCTGTTAGTGGTATGATCGGCAAAGAACTTAATCAATTAATGACCGGAATAGATTTTGGTGGGGTCCAGATACAAGGAACAACTTTTGATGTCACAGGTGGTTGGGATGCATTACCGTGGTTCACTGACAACTGGGATAGTGTTGAAACCAACAGCGACTATTACGTGATCTGCGACGGCAGTACCAACACAGTGACTTTGCCTTACACTCCTGTAGCGGGACAAGAGATTAATATCTATATTAAACTTGCAGGAGAAACGCTGACCAGAAGAATCGACGATCCTGCTTATTCCGATCAAGTAGATTCGTCAACCAGCGTAAATCCCAATGCAGAAATGCCTACATTCATAGGTGACGGTGTCAATAGAGTAATTGAAATTGGTGATTATATTTCAACCCACGACGGTGACACGTTGATTTTTCGCCCTATAGAAAGTGACGGGTCTGTTACTATCACTGATGATAATCTACTAGACACCAAACTCAGTGGTGGTACTTTATCAGCTATAGACAGTGTGTATGTTACAGCCAAAGGCACTACAGCAGAAGAAATAGCTATAACAGGTGGAAAATTTATTGAACCTGACCATGTACCTGCTCCAGAAGAAAATGTTCCCGGTCAGGTCATGGACAGCGTGTCTATCAAAGTGTTTCAATCAACACCTACAGGATCAGCGGCGCTGCAATCTAAAATTATCAAGGGCAATGGGATCACTACTGACTTTGACATCGGACAACGTGTTATTGAAAATAAATCGGTAATCGTGTATGTAAATAAAGTTAAAAAATATCTTGGAATAGATTATTCTCTGGACCTATTACAAAATACGGTAATATTTAATACAGCACCAATCAGCGATTCAATAATAGAAGTTATTTCTATAGGCATCGGCGGAATAGGTATATTATCTTCAGATCTGTTCGTAGCCGACGGAGCCACTAATTTATTCCTTACAGACGCTAATTACGAGGATACAGCATTGACATTTGTCACAGTCAATGGTGAGTCTGTAGATGTTGGTTTCATAGACAGCACAGGAGTTATTGATGTACCAGGAAAAACTCTAGTAGAATTTAGTATAGTTCCTCCAGCGGAAGCAGTAATAAAAATAATAAGTCTAGAAGCTGGTGCTGATGTAGATAGTTCGGGAGTGTCTGTGGTGCAGGTCAATACTCAAACGGTGTATTTTGAGGGTAGCACACGAAGTTTTGATCTTGAAGGATTTGTAGAACTATCCAGAGGATCAGCACCTAATTCGATGCTAGTAGAAGTAGATGGCCAATACCTCATAGGTGCAGATACAATCTATGCGGAATATGACGGAATCAATAATACTTTTATTCTAGGTCAGGATCCATTTGAAGTTTCTGGAGCTATTCTTCCAAGCAATATCAGAGTGTATGTGAATAATCAGTTGAAAACCTTTATCACAGACTATACCTATAATGGTACCACAAAAGAATTGGTGATAACACCTGCTGTACTCTCAGTAGGGGACGATATCAAAATTGAAAATAATCTCAGGGCAGAATATTCTATAGTTGGCGCCAATCTCGTGATAGATTCCAGCGTCGCAATGATTACCACTAACGAAACAAACAATGTAGAAATAAATGTTACATGGTTCAGCGAATATGCTGCACTGGATATGATATCCGATGAAATTGTTGGAGGCAAGTTACAGTACCAACTGCCTCGAGCTCCTATATCTGCCAGTTATGTTTGGGTATATAAAAATGGAGTTCGGCTTACTCAGGATCAAGACTTCTATGTAAGCATACCTCGAAATGTAGTTTATCTAGGTGCAGATTCTACCCTTAGTGATCGGATCAAGATAGTGATATTTTCATCAGACATTTATCGATCACCTAGTGCTTTTGAAATTCACAAAGATATGCTTAATGTCTATCACTATAATAGATTTGCTAGAGCAGAGGTGTATCTAACCACAGTTCTCAACTACTACGACACTACTATCACAGTCACTGACGGATCACAGCTAACTGATCCAATCGCTTCAAGAAATGTTCCAGGAGTCATAAGTGTTGATGGGGAACGCATAGAATACATGAGTAAAGTTGGTAATGTATTGTCACAGTTGCGCAGAGGATCACAAGGCACAGCTATTGCAGAAACATATGCTATAGGAACTGTTATAGTTGATGTAGGCTACGAAGAAATATTACCTTATAATGAAACTCAAGATAGAACAGATTTCGTCAGCGACGGTAGTTCATTACTAGTTGGACCCTTGGATTTTGTGCCTGCACAAGGTATAAGAACTTCGTGGTACAGGGATACTGTGCCTGATACTTATGGAGCCTGTGATCAGATTGAAGTGTTTGCAGGTGGTCGTAGATTGCGTAAAGATCCCATAGATGTATGGATTGAAGCCAACGGAGATTACAGTCCTACAGCAGATGAAACGCTAGAAGCAGAATTTGCAGTGGATGGATTAGCTGCCTACATCAGACTTACAGAACCGTTAGCAGCAGGTACTAGGATCACTGTGATCAAAAGAACAGGTAGGATCTGGTACGATCGTGGAGAAACCACGGCATCTAAGGGCACATCACTGTTAGACAACTCAACGTCTATTGCAAGATTCATAGCGGAGAAGACCACAGGTTTGCCTCGATAAATATATGATGAATTCAACAGAGAATAAAATGTCAGAAAATCAATCAAAAATCCCAGAGATCCCCCAGTCTCGCCCCAACGAAACGGGCGGTTTCCATTTTGAAGGACACATCAAGATCTTTGATCCCAACACCAAAGAAGTGTTTATTGACAAACGTAACGCTATACATTATGAAAATATGAGTGTGGCAATGGTTCAAAGTCTCAGTAATCAAGGACAAGGTACAGTTTATCAAATGGTATTTGGATCTGGCGGTACTATCGTAGACCCAACTGGCTTGATTACGTATCTAACACCTAATACAATAGGAGTGAATTCCAGCCTTTACAATCAAACCTATGTGAAAGTTGTAGATCAAAATGCTATTGAAAATGCAGATCCTGCTAGAAATCTCATGCAGGTAAGACATGTCAGTGGTGCTACGTATAGCGATATATTGATCAGTTGTTTGCTTGATTACGGAGAACCCCTGGAACAACAGGCCTTTGATAATTCAGTAGATATGAACGGAAACTTCGTTTTTGATGAACTTGGACTAGTTAGTTACAGTCCCAGCGGCACCGGTAAATTATTAACTCATGTAGTGTTTCATCCTGTTCAAAAGAGCTTGAACAGATTGCTACAGATCGATTACACCATACGTGTGCAGAGTCTAACTGGTTTCACAGAGGTATAATAGATGCCATATTCAGTCAATTTCACAGATAAAGAAAATAAAACACCCATAACGGTGTTTGATAATACCTCCAGCACTGACACCAGTCTAAAGTTTCCGGGTAGAAATGTCACAGGCTATGGCCAGATCATTGCTGAAAATTTTCTAGCACTATTAGAAAATTTTGCTTCTGCTGACGAACCTATAAATCCTATCGAAGGACAATTATGGTACAACAGCACTGACGGTGTCCTACAGATCTGGGACAACACCGCTTGGAAAGCAGCTTCGGGAATACAAAAAGGTGTAAGCGAGCCATCGGTGGCAGCCAGTAAGGTAGGAGAATTATGGGTAGATACTACCAACCAACAACTGCGTATTTTCACAGGCACACGCTGGATTTTGGTAGGACCATCAGAAAGTGCTGTTGATGGACTAAGATACGGTCCTGTGGTTGAAAAGGTCGCAGACTCCGACAACATTGATAGATTTATTCTTGTTTTCTACATTGCAGATATACCGGTGATTATTTTTAGCAAGGACAGTTTTACTCCTAAGACTATAATATCTGGTTTTAATGTTGTGCGTTCTGGAATTAACATATCTGATCCCAGCACTGCACCTGAGATCGCAGAATTTATTGGAGGATTTGAACCGATATTATTTGGCACAGCTACTCGTGCTAATGCACTAAATGTCGGAGGAGTTGAAGTAGAGTCAGGAAAATTCTTGAGATCTGACATCATCAATACCACTGATTTTGCATTTAATATAAGAAATAACAATGGTATTACAGTTGGAGTTGATGGCACTTTTAACATTGGTACCACTGCCACAGCAGCTAAAATATACAACAGTGCCGCTGGTAGTTCAATAGATATTCAAACCAACCAAGACGGAATTCCTTCTACGATTTTAAAAATAGTAGATAACAGAGTGGGTATTAATCAGGCTACTCCTAGCCAAGCTCTAGATATCGACGGTAGTCTCACCCTTACTGGTTCGATTATAGTCACAAACAATACAGCCAGTACTAATTTAAATAACGGAAGTTTCAGAACTGCTGGCGGTGCTGCTGTTACAAAAAACCTCATAGTAGGAGGTGGTGTCGATATCACAGGTACTGCACAGGTCAATAACCTACAACCCAAGACCACAGAAATATATGATCTAGGTTCTAGTCTTAAACGTTGGAAGACTATTAGAGCTAAAACAATCATAGCAGATGATATTCAAGGCGTGTTATCTGGAAATATTAGTGGTAATGCTAATACCGCTACCAGTCTCACAAAAATCACAAGTTTTCAACTAGCAGGCGATGTGATAAGTCCAGCTGTGCAATTTGATGGACAGTTTGGAAGTTATACCAAAGTATTCAATACTTCATTGACTGCCAACCTAATTGCAAGCAAAGCGGAACCAAATCCTTTAGTTTCAAAAAGCAATGATTTTATACTAACTTACAGAGCTAGTGTGGCTGCCGCGTCAGCTACTGTTGCTACAGTGTCATCTGGTAATTATGTTATAGGTACAACTTATACAATAGCTTCAATTGGACCTGCTACTCCTGGTGCACCCGGAATTCCCAGTATTCCCGCTACAGATTTTACCACTATCGGTGCTGCATCTAACACCGTAGGACTTGGGTTTGTTGCTACCGGCCCTGGATCGGGAATAGGCACAGCAACCACTACGATTGTATCTACAGGATTATTAAAACAGAGTCGAGACACGTTTGTGGGAGATTTAGGCATTCCTATTGGTGGAATTATTCCTTATGCTGGCGCAAACGCACCGTACGGATTCTTATTCTGCGACGGTTCAGAAATTGAAAGAACAAAATTTTCAGCGTTGTATGACGTAATAGGTACAACATATAATGGAATAGCAGTATTGATCGGAGTTGGTACTTTTAGACTGCCAGACCTACGCGGAAGATTTGCCTTGGGCAAGGATAACATGGACAATGCCGGCACTGTTCCTGCAGGCGGAACCAACTTGGATGCAGGAGGCGGAACAACAGGACGTGTGCCTGATGTGCAGGCAACCACTTTAGGCGGCAGCGCCGGACAAAGCTCAAGTACGCTTACGCTAGCCAATCTGCCAGAGCACAGTCATACACTGAGTTCTGGCACACAAGATTATTCAGCTATATCAGTATCAACAACTGTTGATCCGGCTGCTACAACAGGATTGGGTCCGACTGCTCCGGGTCAAGCACAATACCTCAAAGATTCAGGTGGTATTAAAAAACCATTAGTAGCAACCATCACGGGAACTATCAGTGGTACAACACTTACTGTCGTAACTTTGAGTTTCGGTACTGTCGCACCTGGGGCTACACTATCGGGAGTTGGAATTACTCCCGGCACTACTATTGTCAGTGGTTCCGGCTCGATCTGGACTATCAGTAATAGTCATACGATATCGGTAGCAATTTCAATGAACTTGAGTGGAGTGACTTCGATAGGTATTATGAATCCGTTTCTTACAATAAATTATATTATTCGATCCGGACCACCGCAATTTTAATTAGAGAACAAGAATGGCATATCAAATAAATAAAACCGACGGAACGATTATAGCCACAGTAGCCGATGGGCAGATAGATACACTATCTACAGATATCACACTGATAGGCAAAAATTACAGTGGATTCGGCGAAGCATTTAATGAAAATCTAGTGAAAATACTAGAAAATTTTGCCAGTACCTCAGCACCCTTACATCCACTCAAAGGTCAAGTTTGGTTTGATAATGCAGAAAATAAACTCAAGGTATATAATGGAACGGCATTTATTCCGGTAAGTTCTGCTACAATTTCCAGCACACAACCTGAAACATTATCTATAGGTGATCTATGGTTTGACGATGTTGGTGCTCAGTTATACTTCTTTGATGGAACACAGCCTATATTAATTGGACCATCGTATTCCACAGCGCAGGGTAAAAGCGGACTAGAAGTTGCTAGTATTTTAGACACACTAAATCAAACTAGGGTTATCATATATCTTTACAACAATGGTATACTTTTAGGAATTTTTTCCAAAGACAGTTTTACACCTAAAATTGCTATTATTGGGTTTAGCGGTAATATAGAACCTGGATTCAATTCAGGAACACTGGCTAATATCAAGTTCCGAGTGACCTGTACTAATTCAGAACAGTTAGGGGGTGTAGTAGCTACCACATATGCTCGAAGAGATACATCTAATACGTTTAATGGGCAAGTATCCGTTGGCGTAGATGCAGGCATAGTGATAGGATCGGGTAACCAGATGAATCTCTTGGTAAGCTCAGGAGATATAGAATTATCTAACTTTGCCAGTGACAGAGATCTATTTCTCACTGTTAGAAAAGGTATCGATCAAGAAACAGCAGTGGCTATAGATTCCAGCACACGCACAGTAAGCATTTATTCTGGATTTCTTACAAGTTCTGTGAATGTTGGAGGCAGTTTAGTGGTAGCTGGAGATCTTACAGTTGAAGGTACGACTACTACCATAAACACCGCTAATGTGACAATTGAAGACAAAACACTAACACTGGCAAATGTTGCCGCACCCAGTGAAACCACTGCTACAGGGGCGGGCATTATAATTAGATCCACCGGTGCTGATTCATCTGCCTACGATAAAGAAATAGTTTATAGATCTACCAGTGAAGGTCCGCCTCCCACCGGAGTGTTTGACGTAAGCGAAGATCTTAATTTAGCAGCAGGAAAACAGCTGCAGATAGGCGGAATCAAAGTCATAGATGGTAACAGTTTGGGTTCAGCTATCACTAGTATTCCGGGAGTAAGTTCCTTTGGTACACAGACTGTGATAAATGTTGGACCTGGAGCGCCGCCGGTGACTCAGATGAGATTGGAAAATCACAGAATTAGCACAGTATCATCTAATTTTGATATTGAATTAGAACCAGACGGTACTGGTAATGTAGTATTGATAGGAAGTCCAAGAATCACTGGCATGCAGGACCCTATAGGTCAACAAGATGCTTCGACCAAAGAATATGTAGATATCACTATAGAGTCGAGATCATTGATATTCAGTATGGATTTATCAGATGGTAAGTCGAATTCATATATCATCAACAACGTGCTGAATAATCTTGCACCTGTAGCTGAATTTAGAAATGGTACCTATGCACGGATATTATGTACTTTAATTAATCCTTCCAGCACCTCATTGGCAATTAATCCACTTGCCAGTGTTGGTACTAATCCGTTCTTAACTGATCTAGTAGGTAGCAGTTCAGCAGCAGTGACCAGTATTGCTTTTTCCACAGCTACTATCGCAGCAGCAAGTGTTTCTACTACCAGGATTATTAAAACTTTTCAAATAGTGACAGGTGCATGGGTCTGGCAGACTGATTTAACTTTACCACCATAATGAATACAGGAGCGGCATAAATGGCCTATATAGTCAATAAATTCAGTGGGGCGCAATTAATAGTTCTAGAAGATGGAACTATCGACACCTCCACTAGTCTGGGCCTAGTTGGTAGAAACTACGTAGGTTACGGCGAAACACAAAATGAAAATTTTGTTTTCTTGTTGGAAAATTTTGCCAACCAATCACCACCATCGAGACCATTGCAGGGACAGATTTGGTTCAACACCACTACCAACTTAACCTACGTCTATGACGGTGTGAATTGGAACCCTATAGGTGCTGCGGTGTTAAGCACAACTGCCCCCACTGATGCTAATGCAGGCGCATTGTGGTTAGACACTACTGCCAATCAACTTAAGATTTACACAGGTTCTGCTTGGACCTTTATTGGTCCAGAAGCAGTGTCAGGGTTCGGAGTTACTAGAGCCAGGGCTACCTCCTTAGACGATTCTTCAGGTGCTCCTAGACCTGTGATAATTTTAGAGACCAACGGCACTGCCTTGGCTATTTGTACAACACAGGCATTTACCATCAATCCTTCTAATGCAGTTGCAGGAATTGAAAACAATCTGATAACAGGTATAAATCTTTCTGCGACCGCTAAAATCAAAGGTGATATAACAGGTAATGCCGGTAGCGCAGATAAGCTCAGCACGGCGAGGACCATAAACGGTATATCTTTTGACGGTCAGCAAAACATCACGATAAAATCTTCTACAACAAACAAATTAGTTCGAGGCACGTACATTTTCGGTACTGATTTTGACGGCGGTTCAGAGACCACATGGAGTGTAGATGCTACTTCCTCAAATGTTGTAGGTAAATTGGTAGCTAGAAATTCAGAGGGGGGATTTTCAGCAGGCACTATTTCAGCGGACCTTGTTGGCAACGTCACTGGTAATGTGACTGCTGGGTCTGGTACAAGTTCATTTAATATTGTACAGGCTAATACATTTGTAGGAGCTACACTTACCGGAAATGCAAATTCAGCTACACAGTTAGCTACACCAAGACAGATCAACGGTGTGAATTTCAATGGAACTAGTAATATTACTGTGACCTCAGCAGCTGGTACACTTACTGGTGATACCTTAAATTCTACAGTTATTCAAAGTAGTCTTCAACAACTAGGAACATTAGTCGATCTAAACGTGACTAATACTGGAGTTTATATAGGTAGTGCCGGCCAGCTGAGGATGTTTGTTGATTCTGGTAGGCCAACAGTAAGATCCAGCACAGGCATACTTAATTTTGATATGGGACCGAGTGGCCCCGATGTATCATTTGTTGATTCTGCAACTGCACTATCGTTGGGAGGTCCTAATGCACCTGCAATACTAGGAGATAACACCACAAATTTAGGAATCACAGGATATAAATTTAACAATGTTTATGCCAACAATTTCTTAGGTAATGCTACCACAGCCACCCTGGCCACAACAGCTACCAATATCGTAGGCGGTGGCGCCGGAGCCATACCTTTCCAAACTGCTGCTGGAACCACATCAATGTTAGGACTTGGCACAGCTGGGTATGTATTGACTGCACAGGCGGGATCAATCGCATGGGCGCAGGTCAGCAGAGAGCCGCTACGTAAAGGTTCATTCCTTACTCTGGTCAATACCAGCACCAGTGGTGCTGTAGCCAGTTACGATGGTATAGTTGATGCCACGATAGCTGTAGATGCTACCTCCGCCAATACCGTCAGCAAAGTTGTAGCACGTGATGCCAGTGGCAATTTTGCCGCAGGAACTATTACTGCAAACCTAATAGGAGCTGTTACTGGTACAGTTTCTGGAAATGCAGGATCAGCAACACAATTACAAACTGCAAGAACTATTAACGGTGTAGCATTTAATGGCACACAGAACATAACTATAACTGCTAGTGACACTGCAAGGGTGGCTAAATCTGGCGATACGATGACTGGGTATCTTACACTGGTTGGTGCCCCAGTGAATGACAATCATGCTACCACCAAAACTTATGTAGATAGTAGGTTACCTCAATATACTTTTGTCAGCGGACAACAGTCTAGTACCTCGGGATTTACTAATCAAGTGGGATCGTTTAATAATGGCGCAAACTTTTTTGATGTATTCCCCCCAGCAGGAAAAAGCATGGCAAATATTATAGGATTTATTCCTTCTATACATTTTATAGCTTTTGCTGGTGGAGTAGATGGAAACGATAGATTAAGATGCCAGTATTCGTATCTCAGCGATAGAATTAGGGTATATGTTCAGAACACAGAACAGAATGGCACCCCAGCAGCAAACTATTTGGCCATTTGGAGTTAACCATGCATTATATCTGTATAGAAAACAATACTGTAGTTGCGCTATTAAATTATCTACCCAGTGTTCCTAGCACTGTGAGTGTGCAGGAAATCACAGATTCTCAAGCCGAACAGCTTAGAGCACAAACACATAATTTTGATGTTGCCAGTAGAACTATAATAGCTGTAGCTGCAAATGTAGCAACACAAAAGGCACAGGAACTGGCAAACGGGCAAGAACGTGAATTTTTAAATAGC